CTAAAGCTATTAATAGTCCAACTAATAATGTCATTAATTTATCTGCCATTAAAACGCCTCGCAAACATCAAATTCATAATTATATAAATCATTAGTTGATGATAAGTTAGACGCAGAAATGCCTAAACTGTATTGTTGAACATTGCTTGTTAAATAAACTGTAAAAGGAACATCATCATACGTTACAGCTTCATCATTTGCTAATGCTTCAATAATTGGTGGTTCAATAGTTACAGTAGCCGCATTAGAACTTGGAGTAACATCAGAAACCACCATATAAACTTTTGTATGGTTCGCAAATTTTATAAAATCTCCTGCCTTTAGTGAACCTGCTGAATCAGCGTTAAATCCATCAATCGCTATTGTACTATCTCCTGCTGTGTGAGAACCATTAACTGCTATTGATGTTGTTTCTGATCCTAGTGCATCTTTAATTTTAGGTGGTATAATCGTAAATGTTTCTTTTTGTCCTTTTTGTTTAGTTATGAAAGCAAGTATAGGTGCAAATTCTTCTCTAGTTAAATATGTATATCTACAAGTAAATTTCCAACGCTGATTATCAATTTGTCTAGCAAATCTACGACCACTATCAGAAATACTTAATAAAGTATTTACTTCACTACTAAAATTCATAGCATTAAAAACTGGTGATGTTGGTAATTGTCCACTCATTATATTAAATTACTTTGTCCTTTATCATTTACAGCACTATTAATCATTCCGATTATCATACCTCTTTCATTAGCTAGTAACTGCTGAAAACCTGCTGTGTCAACCGCATTAATAGTAAAATTAACATTAACATTTTTTCCACCTACTCCTGGTGCAATATATCCTGCACTATTAGGTATAAAGGTTTCTGGCCCACCTTCTCCAACCATATAAGGTTTATTTTCTGAAACTGCTCCACCTTGTCTTCTAGCTGTAAATTTCTGTGAACGTATTTGTGATACTTGTGCCATACCAAAAGCTAATGCAGAACCAGCCGCAAGATAATTATAAGGTGAAGAATATTGTTCAAAAGCATTTGTAACTGCCGCATAAGTTTTCATAATTGCTTTAGAAATATGATATGCCTGTAACATTTTAAATGCTTTTGCACTATGTCCTGACATAATAGTTAATGTTCCCTCTAAATTAGAATCAATATCTGCTTTAGCTTTATCTCTCATATCTTGTTCTTTCTTTTGCATAAGAAGTTCAAACTCTATATGATTTTTAAGAGCAGTTTGTTTTCTACCTATCCATTGATCATATTGTTCTTCTCGTTTTTTTAATTCACTCTTTTCAGCCGCACCTAAAAGCATAATTTTATCTATATATTCTTCGTCAAAACCAGTTGTTAATTTATTTATCGTGCCTCTCATTTTAGCAATTTCTGCTTCCATTTCTGCACTATGAGTTTTTACAACATCTATTGTTTTTTTAAATCCTCTTTCTAATGCTTTATTCATATTTTGAATCATTAACATAGCAGTTCCTAAATTATAGAATATAGCTTCTAAATTACTTAAATGACTTCCAAAATTTATCAAAACATATTTGGCTCTTATAAATGTTTCTAAAACATTACCTACAATTTTAATAAACTCTTGACCTAAAAATTGACCAAATTTATCTATACCTTTATGCGTATCTGCCCATTCTAATAAGTTATTTCTTAAAACATCTGAAACTTTTTCTATTGCTGGTGCTAACGCAACAGTAAAATGATTTGAAACGCCTGTGAATAACGATTTAGTTCGAGTTATTGAATCGTTAGCATCTTCAACTGCTGTAACCATTTCAGTTGTTAAAATTAAACCAAATCTTCTAGCTTCTTCTGCAACTTCTTTTATTCCTTGTTTTCCTCTTTCGATCGCAGTTAAGAGTTCAATATTTCTACCACCAAATAATTTATAAGCGGCCGCAGTTTTATCTGTGCCATCTTTCATTAATCTTAATTTGTCAGCAACTAATTCAAACTGAAGCATTAAATCTCCGTTTGTTTCTCTTAAATCTTCTTGGGTAATTCCTAATTGAATAAATGCGTCTTGTGCAATACCAGTTCCTTTAACGAGCCAATCGTTAATACCAACTGCCATTGTTCTTGCACCTTTAGCAAACGCTTCTAAAGATGTTCCACCTAAATTAGCGGCTAATCTAAATGCACTTAATTCTTCTGTTGAAATGAAAATTTGTCGAGATAACTTTCCTATTTTATCAATGCTATTTAATGAATTTCTAACTAATAAACCTAAACCAGCTACACCAGCAACAGCCGCTAGTCCTGTTTTCATATTAAAGATAGCTTTACTAACGCCATTTAATCCACGTTTTAATGTACTAAATGCACGTTTCGTTCTATCTTTAGCGTTTATATCAAATTGTAATCTATTTCTTGCCATTATCGTTTTAACTTACTATCTCGATTTAATTTATCATAAAAAGCACACCATAAATTAAACTCATTTACACTCATATTCATTATTTGAGATAGTTGCAAGTTAAGGTCTTTGGCTAGATGTAGGATATTGACGAGTTCTTTATCAGTCCTGATTTTTTTTTAGCCAGTCTTCAACTGGCACAACTTTTAAAATGTCTTGGGCCACTCTGGCCACTACTTCAGGATCAACTGATCTCATTAAAGTTTGTTTATCTTCTAATGAATAAAGTTTTTTTCCCTCTTTGTCTTCAGCTTTAAGAATTAAAACGTCAGCAAATAAAGTGACATCGTCAGGTTTAGTATTTCTCGTCAAGATTCTTTTATCGGCTAAAGTTAAAGGTTTAGCATAGACAGTAATTCCCCATTCAGGAACATCAATAATCTTCCTGTCAATAGCTTTAAAATGTTCTTTAGCTTTATCGAGAATATCACTCATTAAAAGAGTAAGTATCGAATTATATACTAAATGTCAAATTAAACTGTTCCTCTAGTCAATGCACCAGTCAAAGTCGCTGAAAAAGTAGCTTCAATCATTCCATCAGTAGGAATTGAAACAGAATTAGCAGTTATAATCCAAGTACCACCATAATAATAATCAGAAGAATCTGCTCCTTCTGGATATAATGTCATAGTAACTTGTTGTCCTTCCGCTATTGCGATCTGTCCGTTAGTGTCTGTTTCGTCCCAGAAACACTCGACAGATGCAGTTGCACCTTTTTTGCCAACTTGGAAAGTCTTGGCAGTATCAGTTAATGTAGTATCTTCTAATATTTCTGCTGTTGTATCTAAAGTAAAACTTCTTACTTCAGCAACAGTATTAGTTCCAACTTTAATTAAACCTGAACTACCTGTATGTGTTGCCATTATTATTTGTCCTCTTTATTAATTTTGTATTTAGCTTTATTACTAAATACTTTAGGTTTAATAACAGTCGCCTCAACCTTTGTGTACCCTAATTTCAAAAAATATTCTTCCATATCTTTTGAAGTTTCAATAACACTTTCACCATTTGGTGCTTTAAGACTTATTCTATTTGTTGCCATAATTATACTCCTGCTTGTACTGCATTTTCGACAGTATTGTAATTAATTAAATACGTCAACCTCATCAAACCTGTTTTTTGACTAGCAGTATCAAATTCAATTTCAGTAGATACTAATTTTGTATCTTTTGCGTTTCCACCACGACTGACATCAGTCACCATAGCTTCTTCAACTTCTTCGGCAATCGTATCAAGCGTGTCATCTATATTAGCTGTACCTCTACAATGTGCTTCTATAATTAAATTTAACGATCTTTGTTGAGTTCGAGTATTTCTTCCTAATGTATAATCTTCGATTGATTCATCTAAAGTATAAACGATTAAAGCTGGAAGATTCCCAGTCTGTAAAGGAAAATATCGAGTTTCATATACATTGGAACCAGTTGTTGATAAACTTGTAACTGTTGTAACTACGTGTTCTCTAATTGTTTTTCTAATATGAGCCATATTATCCTGATAAAGTTATTCTTGTTACTCCAGTTCCATCAGGTAGTAATTCTTTAATGTAATAAGTCGTGCTATTGATAACTAAAGTATCATTAAAAGTAGCACTAGATACATCACTAGCTTTACAAGTAAAGACAGGTACTTCCTCTATAAGACCAGCTTCACCTACTGCTTGTTCAACTGATTCTTTATCAAAAATACCTTTAATTGTTGATGATGTTCCAGCAGAAACATCAGTAAATGTTGCTGATGAAGCGAAATCATCTGTATCAAAAAATATTGCTCGTTCTGTATCTGTTTCTACTGCCATTTTACTTTGCTTTTTTTAAACATTGTGTTAAAAACTTAAATAGGTATGAATTGGCCTTGAATATCTTTTCGTAACCATCACCAACAGCTTTTGCGATTGGCTCTTCTCCTTTAGTATTAACATCAATATCTTCCATATTCATAATAATATGAAATAACTCGTGAAAGATAGTATTAAATAATATTAAACCTTTCAACCGCTTATCTATTTCTAAAATTTGAGTGTTTGGATCATATAGACCAAAACAATCTTTTAAAATGACATATTCAATACGAATCTTCCTTTTACCATACTTGATAAAAGTAGGTTTCATTTAGAATATAATTGATAATAAAATAATAATAGCAATAGCAATACCAATAGATACTTTAGGATTTGCTTTTGCAAGTTTATACCAATCTTTATAGTTGGTAATCATAACAAGCTCCTATTTTTTTTTTCTTGAAAATATACTTTTCTTTTTAACAGCTTTATTTTCAGGTTTCTTAACATCTTCTGCTGAAATGCTTTTTGTAGAAGCTATTGCTTTACGCATACCAATTAATAAATTAGCATCTTCTTCACTTGCATTTATTACATCGCCAGATTTAGCTAATTGACCTTTAACAAATGTCTGTTTTAATATTTTTATCTTCATAATTACCTCTTTTACATAAAAGAAAAGGCGTGGTCAATGCCACGCCTAATCTTATAAACTGCTATAATCTTAATGATTATGCAATTAAGTCTTTAATTGCCGCAAAACTTTCTGCGTGTCTAACAGCAACATCTACATCGTATAATCCGATTATTCTAGTACCACCTTTAGCGGCATTAGTGTAAGGATCAACCGATATGTCCAAAGAACCCCATTCTCCAATGATCAAATCATTGAAATTTCCAAAAGTAAGAGCAGAACAAGTTCCACTTGCTGTACCTTTAGTTAAATTATCTGGAGAGTTTGTTGTTGAAAAGACTTTATATCCCATCAAGTTGTTTTGATCGTTCATAATCATAACAGAGTCAGATGAACTAACTTTTGCTATTGCCATAAGACGAGAAATTTGAAGTGGAGAAGTAACCCAGCCCAATGCACCTATATTCGCATTGTCAGTAGCAACTTCTTTCCAAGTTTCAACAACTTTAGCCCAAGTAGCTTGATCGCCATTCGTACCCATAGCAACTGATCCAATTCCAGAAGTATTTAAAATACCTGTTGGAGTGTTGGAAGTACCATCGCCTTGAATAGCTTTTTTATCAACTTCGTTAGATAATGTCTGTATTATGTCATTTCTAACAATAGTTTCGATAGCTGGAGTAGATTGGTGCATTAAGTGTCTTGATATGTCAGTAAATGTTCCTAATGTTTTAGGAGCCATTGTTACTTGTCTGTAAGTTGGATTAACTTCCGTTACTGCCGCATTTTCTGCAACCCAAGACGCTGAATTAACTGCGTTTTGTGCTGGTATTGCAACATCACCAACTAGACCACTCAAAACTAAAGCACCTGCTTGTTTCACAACCATTCTTGCTCTTAACGCTTCAATAAATGAACCTGCTAAAAGGTTAGTTGCTACTAAAGCACCACCATCGCCACTTACTCCTGAAATTAAATCTCTTTGCCATCTAATGTCAGATGGAATGAAGATTCCTCTAGGAGATTTGCCTGTTTTACGAGAGATTTCATCAGACGCTTCTTTTTCAAGTTCAGCACCAGACCAATTTCCAGTTGTCATCGCTTTAATAGCTTTGACAATAGAATAGTCTTGTGTTTCTCTATTAGAAAGTCCAACTGCATCTTTTTTATCCAAAGGTTTCGCATCGCCAAGTTTGTCTAAAACAATTCCTCTAAATTGAGCAAGAGAAACGCCATCATTAACTGCTTTACTCGCTAGGTCAGAACAATTATGTCTTGCACCTAATGAACTAATTTCTTTAATTCTAGCTGTTTCTTCTTTTCTCGCTTTAGCGATTTGTTCTTCAACATTAACTGGAGATTGTTCCACTTTTGGAGTTTCTTTTGCTTTTTCCATTGTGTTTTCTCTAGTTATGACCTCAATAACTTCTTTACGATTATCTTGGTCGGTTAAATTATCATATCTATTTCTTCCTACGCCAACAGTTGTGTCTGCTGGTATGGAAACAATAGACGCTTCCAATGGTTTCCAATTAACACGATAACTTGGCTTTTCCTTATCCTCATCATCATTTTTAATTTTCTCCATCTTCATTATTTCATAGCCCACACTCACATTACTGCGAATGCCATCTATGACATCACGAAAAACCTCATCAGCTAGTTTTGATTTTCCAAATCTCACGACTGCACGACCTACCTTGTCAGCATCGCTGATATTTGCTTTTTCTATGACTCCTATTTGCTTTTCTAAATCGTGGTTAAGCAATAATGGTGCTTTACCACTAGCAATAAATGAAAAATCCACATCTTGCGGATTATGACTTAAAATTTCTGTTCCAAAACTTCTATCGTATGGTTCTTCTGATGAAAATGCTAAATTAACAGTTCTCTTATCTTCGTTAATTGCTTTTTGATCTAATCCAAAAAGACGATATAATTTTTCTTTAGTAGATTCTTGATTAGTTACTTTTTGTTGAATTTCCTTTTTAGTTTCCATACTCTTTTCGTTTTCTTTTTGTTCTTGTTTCTCAACAGGTTTCTTTTCTTCTTTAGAAAGTGATGGTACATTATTTTTTGCACCAGATTGCTCCCTGTCCCCTTCTTTGTTATCGCCATCTGATTTTCCAAATGTTATTGTGACTGAATCGTTTGATTCACTTATATCTTGTATGTGCTTTTTATTCATATTATTCATATCTATTATTTTTCTTGTTCTTCTTCAACCTCTTTTGGTTGATTATCTTGTATTTGTTTTTGTCCAAATGGTTCAAACGCTAATTGTATTCCAAATTTATCAGCTAATTCTTTATCTGACTGAATCTGACTAAATACATCTTCTACATCACGACCATAACCAGATTGAACGTCTTGAAATGATAAAAAACCATTCTCTACTCCTACTTTTAACGCTTCTACTTCTTTTTTAGGATCAATCCATTGCCAACCTCTTGCTCTCCAAATTGGATTATTAAATTTAGGAAATTTAGAAGGTGGTAAACCATTTAATTTATCTGTTAATAATACCATTTCTAACCAATGAGCATAAATAACATCGTGAAAGTTTCGAATCATACGATATTGTTCACATTGAAAAAAATTACGTTCTTCTAATGCACCTTGTCTGATACTAGAATAATTTACACTCTCTAAATCATTTGCAAGTGTATTATAACTAACATTTAAACTACTAGCGACAGTTCTGATAACTGCTTTAGTAAAATCTTTAAATGCAGTTGTTGGGTGTTGTGGATCAAAAGACTGAAAATCTGTTCCAGTTGGTAATTGTTCAAAAGTACCTGCTTCTGCATACATAACTGGATTGTTTGTGTCTATTTTATCTTCTCCAGTATAACCATCTGCATCATTTGATTTAAAGAAACCCATTTTACTTGCACCTACTCTAGCGGCTACCAATTCTGCTTCCATATAACCATCAAGCATTTTTAAATCTCTTAAACAAGAAGCTAAAGGTGGAATACCACGAGTTTGATGTGGTCTTTCTTGATGATAGTAGTGTATTATTTCACTAGCAGGAACAACATTATATTTTTCACCAATATAAGGACTAACAACTAAATCATCGTTTGGGTGTAATTTAAGTAAATGATAATTAACAGGTTTTCCAAACTTATTAACTTCGACTCCCATTCTAATTTGATTACCATTACTTAATTGTTGATTTAAGTCGTGATCTAAAAAATCAGATTCAATAAATTCTATTGCAAACTTATGTGGATTATCAAAATTTTTAATTAATCTAATTAATACTTCACCATCTCTTGCATAAGTTTCAGCAAATAATCTTTGACATTCTATCCAACCTAATTTCTCATCAGCAGTACATCTAACTCCCCATTCTTTAAATCTACGTTCAATAGTATTATTAGCAAAGCTATCTAATGCTCCATTTGGATCACGACTTCTAACTTGTAAATGAACTCCTTTGGCTCCAACAATATTATCAACATAAACACTAATATATCGTCTAGCATAAGCATTATTTCTTGATAAATCTCTTGCTCTACTTCTTAAAACTCTTAAACTTTGTTTAATTTCACTATCAGCAGATTTAGAAGTTAAAACAAAATTATTTAATAATCTATTTTGTGATGCACCAGCATAAAAGCTACGTCTTTTTCTTTTTCTAAATATATTTTTTAATCTATCAACCAACGTCATTAAATTGTACCTTTACTACTCTACCTGATCCTTCTTTATTACCAGTTCTAAATTCAGCAACTTCTTTTTGATATTCTGCTTTATAATAATCTCTCCATTGTAATAATTCAGCTATACCAATTTTACTTAATGATCTTCCTTGAATTGAATAACTTGAAACATCTGCATCTGCTCTACCTTCTAAAATGCTTTCAATTTTTTCAAGCATTTTTTTGGCGTGACTTCTAGTATCTCCAGTAGTTGCAAAATAATTATCTTTTACTGTTAATTTTCCAGAATCTATAATTATTGTTTCACTATCACTTGTTTGAAGAACTTTTAAAAACCATTGATAATCTCCAGCAGTATAACTAGATGTAGCAGAATTATCTAAAGTAAAAGTATAATCTGTTCCTGACTCTGTAACTGTTGCTGAAAATCTTATTGAGCCATCGGTTTCTCTTGATGCTTCCCAAACCATAGAGTGACTTGATGGATCATAGTCAGAACCAATATCTGTTCTTTTCCATACAACAGTTTCGCCTTTGTATATTACTATTGGTTCTTTTTCAGGTATATCTGTAAATAAATTTGCCATATTATTTTAATTATTCCACGATTTAGCAAAATTAGTATGTTTTTTATAATGTTTCAACCTACTTTGGTTGACTTTATGATTCATTTGTGTTTGCCCACTTTTTTGTTTTTCGGATATTCTATTCAAGTCTGCGTTTAACAATGTAAAAGCTGATAGTGCATAAACTCTACAATCTAACGCTTCATTTCTTGGTCGCATTAATACCCATTCACGTTTTTTAAAACCTCGTCTATATTTTGTTACAATTTTTTCTGCTGTTAATTGTCTAAAATACTCCTCGCTATATTTAGTAGGAAAATGACAATATCCAGCACCTAAATTCTTAACCCTTAATCTCGAATATATTAATTCTTTAGCAGTATCAACGCCAATAGGAAATAAAGTTACTCTGGCTATGTTATTACGACTTGGCCTTCCTACAATCGGTTTCCCTTCTCCACCTATACCTTTAATCGCAAAGACTCGTCTTGCATATCGAGTCTTACAGAACTGATAAACAGTATTTGTATGGTGTCCACTATCTATACAAGTTGATATTATCTTTAATTTAGAGCCATCTGACTTATCATACGTTTTTGTTAATAACATTTCTAACTCTTGCCATATTGCTGGTGCTGATGGATCGCCATAAAGTATATGATAATCAATACTCCACGTTTCTTCTTCTAAACCCCAACCTACTACTTCACATTCTATTCTATCATCTTGAATATCTACTCCTGCTGTTAATAAGATAATTTCATCAGGAAACTTATAATCTTCTCGTCTATCATATAGACCTAAATCATCAATACGTTCTCCTTCATCTTCCCAAGTTTCTCCTAAATAAGTATTAACAAAGACTCTTAATGTTTCAGGAAGTTTTTTTGCTCGTAAGAACTCACCTACTGCTTCTTCCATTGTTACCCATACTGAATATAGTCCATTTAATCTAAAACCTGCTCGTCCATTAAATAATTGTGTTGCTTTCCATTTACCTTTACTAATATTGGCTACTCTTTCAACATCACTCCATTTTTTTTCACAATGCTCACAAATATATTTAGCTGTTGCTGGTTTATTCTTTTCCCATTGTACTTGCGACCATTTTAAAGTTTGTTTTTTATTACATTTATGACAAGGAACATAAAATAGTCTTTGGTCGCTCTCTTCATAAGCAGATTCAATAGCACTCGCACCTTTAACTGTTGGAGTTGATGTTAATACTAACTTACTATCCCAAAATGTAGCACTTCTTCTTTTCGCTAACATAACTGGATCGCCTTCACTTCCTGCTGTTGGTGGGTATCTATCAATCTCGTCACATAAAACTATTTTAATAGGTCTTGATGCTAAAGACGCAGGACTATTTGCACCACAAGCTGTTATATGACCACCTTCAAATACTTTATGCAATACAGTATTGCCTGAATCTTTACTTTTAACATCAGCAACTTTAGCTTTAAGTATATTACTATCTCGAATCATTGGTGCTAATCTATCTTGCGACCAAGCACGAGCCATTTCCAATGTTGGTTGAACAATTAATATAGGAGCAGGTGCATAAGCAATATAATAACCAATTGCATTAAGTAAGACTTCTGTTTTACCTATTTGAGAACAAGACATTACAACAACTTCATTAATCGCTGGATCATTTATACTATCCATTATTTCTTTTTGAAATATGGCTCTTGCAGTTTCAAATTTACCAGCTTCACTACTGCTTTCAGTAGATAAGTGTCTAAATTTATCTGCCCATTGACTTATTTTTAGGTGTGGCGGTGGTTTTATTAGACTCATTGTTTTTTGCCACACTTCTGTCATCGCTGGAGATTTCATAGAGTGCCTCATATATTTTATCTTGTAATATTAGTTTAATTTCGTTTATACTCTTAACTGTAACAACAACAGGAGCAACCTTATTTGGTATTGACAATAATTTTTGTTTTACTTTCTGTACTAATTCTAGCCAAGTGCGTTTTACTTCTTCTTTCGGTATTAATTCGCCTGTTGCCTTCATTTTTTCTATTTCTGCTAGTTCTGCTTTCGCTTTAAGTAATTTATTTTTATTCTTTAATACTTCTTCTGCTGTAAAATCACCACCTACTTTAGCTTTTAGATAATCAATATAACCTTGAACGCTTCCTATTAAATCATACTTACCTCTTTCAGCTTTAGGTATAATTTCTTCTTTAGCTAATTGTTGTATTCTTCTTTCAGATAACTTTAGTAGTTTTGCAATAGCTTGAATATTAAATGATGTAGCCATTTATCGTACAAAGTTGTCATTTATATCTTTGCACCAATGAACAAAAACATTTTTACCTTTATATTTAATTAAAGTCGTTGATTGATTAGTATGTGGTTTATAATTTGGATTTTTAACAAATGTAACAGTATTATTAAATGCTTTTTCACAAGTTATTTTTTTAACACTATAACTGATAGGTATTTTTACTAATTCATAACTAGCTTCTGCTTGTAATAATCCTAAAAATAAAAATAATATATTCATTTACCTACCTTGTCCTCTATAACGCTTTTTGTGACTGCCCTTGTTAGGTCTTTTAGTGTGTCTGCCTTTACGTTTTTTTGTTGTGCGTTTAACATAATTATTAACGCCCCACTTTGGTTTCTTTGCCATTACGACTCTCTAACTCATTAATCTTTTTATACAAACGACCTAGTTCTTTGTCTTTTGCGTTTAAATCTCTATCTTTTGTTAATATATCTATTTGTGCTTGTTCTCTTACTAATGCAATCTCTTTCTCATAATAATCTATCTTCTTTATCATAAGTTCATCAGCTTCTTTTTTAACTTCTTCTATTTGAGCAAGACAATCAACCTTATGAAGTCTTTTTTTTAAAACAACTAAATAGCAAATTGCATCAATCAGTTCTTCAATTATATCTTCTGTCCAATCATCAATAGTTTTAGGATTCTCGTCCATAGTTTGTTTAAATTTTTTCATACCTTGTTGATGTCTAACAAATATTCTATCAATAACATCATTAGTTACTGGATCAGAAGTTTTCACTTTATATCTTTTCATTAAATCATAATTTAATTGAGTTAATTGAGCATTGTCTTGTTTTAAAGCTGAAATATAAATACCATTATTTTCTACACGAATTTTAAAAGCTGATTCAGGTTTATTTATTTTTTTTCTACTCATTTATGGATATAACCATATTATTATCATACCTATAAAACCCATCATAATCGTAAACCAAATACTATCTATAAATTCCATTACCAAGTATGCCCGCAACTAGGACATTCATTTTTTTTACTTATTGTTTCTTCATTGTCTTGCATAGTTCCAGCTAATGCTTTGGCTATTTCTTCTTGACTAAAGCCAATGTTATTAAACCATTCTGCATCTAACTTACTGTTTAATTCTAATTCTGCTAATTCAGTTCTTAATAAATTCTTATCCCATTCTGATTCATCTGCAACTCTATTATCTGCTAGTCTATATTTTCTAATATCTAAATCTGATAAATGATTTAATTCAATATAAGGAACTTGTTCCATTCCTAATTTCTTTGCCGCTTCATATCTTGTATGACCACTAACTATAATCTTATCAATCATATTATTAATAGTAATAGGAACATTAAATCCAAACGACTTAATAGATTCAGCAACTAAAGGAATTGCTTTAGTAATTTTTCTAGGATTTTTTGCGTATGGTACCAGATGATCTATTGGTATCTGTTTTAAATTAGGATTGATCTTTATGTTTAGTTTTGGCATTTGAAAAAATTAGATTTAAGCTAAAAGTTCTTCGTTCTCCTTTTATATCTGGAAATTTATATTTGCTTTTAAAAGGATAAACTTGATGATCTAACCAATGTGGAAACATATAGAACTCTCCAACAACTGGTTTAACTTTCATATTGTTAGGACAATTCAAACCAATCGTTCCATATCTAAAGTCTGTATAACCACCAAAAGGATTATGATCTTTATCTTCTTCTGCCCAATATTCATTTATATCATCAGGAAGTTTTAAATAACCTAAACAGCTTATTTGACAACCAGTATGATAGTGAGCAGGATTAAAATCGCCAGCATATTGTCTAACATACCAACCACTAGCTATCCCAACTTTGAAATTATCTTTTTGTTCTTTGTAATCTTTATCGCTTGGAAACAAATATCGAGAAGTAACAGCATTAAACCAATGAGCGTGTTTAAGTAATATATCTTGACTAATATGATATTCTTCTTCAACTCGACCTGCTAATTGATCTGACCAATCTCGTTTTTCTTTTTTCTTATTAGATATATCTAAACAGTCTTGATTTAAGTCTTTTACAATATCTTCTGGCATCTTACATTTTAAAATGCTTGGCCCAAAAGGTCTTATAATATCAATAAGTGTTTTGTTTTTTGGTTCATCGCCCATTAATTTTCTTATACTGAAAACGAAACGAAATGCAAACCAAACTACGCTATCTACAAAACATTTTGCGTCGAGCGAAACCTACGTTAATATGGCTAGAAAGTACCTATTTATGCGGTTTATTTAACTACCTATACTTGCTTGTTCTTAATGCTCGATTTAGTTGTGTTGTCCAGATATATCTTATCTTCTTTTGAACAGTTCGTTCTGCATTTTCTTCAAAGAATAATCTTTTAGGAATCGGAACGCTTTTAACCAAAGAATAGTATCTATCTTTACCTTTAACGATAGCTTGTTCTGCTTTACCTGCTACAAACTTACCACGTTTAACTGTTCTAACTCCAGACATATCTCTTACTGCTGTTGGTCGCCATTGTGGATTACGTCTAACTCCTAATTTCTTTTTTATAAAGTCACTAGGTACAGCTATAAAGTTACCACTCTTTGCAGTTTTCATACCACCTGTTTGATGCTTTAATAAATACTCTAAAGGATTAGAAGATTTATCTAAAACTTTTGCTGATAACATTCCTCTTTCATAGTCACGCTTCTGTGCCTTCATCACTCTTAATCGTCCTTTAGCCATACGACTTGCATTGGTGCTATTCTTAAATGCTTGTGGAAATGATTTATTAATAGCGTTCTCTCTTACTTTAAACGCTACATCTGTTAGTGTTCGTGCCGCTACAAATGGCACTTGTGATCTTTGAAATCTATTGAGTCCTTTAGTAAATTCTTTGATGTTATTCTTTACGTTTATCTTTAGATACTTTGACATTCTTTTTCCCTTTATGTTCGCATACTTGGCAAGTGCATAAGTCACCATCATAATGATGTGCGTGTAGTCCAGACTCACAATGACATTCACAATGACAATTCTTACAATCAGGCATTATTTTTTCTTACCTCTGCCAAAATAATGTTTAGATGGCTCATAATTCCAACGCATACCTTTATGTCCCATTATATCTGCGTACCATAATCTCAATCTAACAATAACTTTTCTAACAGGTCTGGGCATTAGTGTAGTGTTCTTGTATTAAAGTCTTTAATGAGATCGTCTGTTTCTTTAGCTTTAAGCCATATTTCTGTTTGAGTCTTTGCCCATAATAACGCTTCAAATTCATTTATAAATCCATCTATTGATATTACAACTTTAGTGCCTTTAGTAGATATGTCAGCTTTAAGAAAACTATCTTTAATACTGCCTACTTTTAATTCCTTTGTATCAGTTGTTTTATTTTGTTTTATGTGTTTCTTTAAATTCTTCATACGTTGCCCTATAACCTTTAGCCACACTAATATTTTTAATATCTTTATCATAACATTTTATAATCTTTTCTTGTGCCAGTTCAAACCCATCTGATGTATTGTCTATAATTTTACCTTTATTTCCTAATGGAATTTTACCCTTTTTAGGTAATTGCCAGACTCTAATTAAATAAGAATTTTTACTTGCCATACTTTTTCGGACAGGTTTCCACTCTCGCTTCCACCTGTCCTCTTTAGAAAGGAAAGATGACTAAATTAAAAGGGAGTCCTTTAAAAATTCAGTCAGTAAATACTCTTACTAATATTTTTGATAAAATCAACCTAATCTGATTCTATAACTGCATCAGCTTTATATTTATGATGTTTATAATTCTTACCATCTTTCATAAACTGTTCGTAATCACCTTCACTACCTCTATGCGTATATCCTAGCTTTTTCATACGATCTATCAAATTAGGTTTATTAGTTGTATTTTGTACTTCATCATCTAACCAACATTCCTGATTAAGCCAAGTAGCAGGGTGTTTGGTATAGTCCTTATTAATGCGATGATGTTGATGATAACGCTGGGCTAATTCTTCTTCTGTTAGCGTTGTTTTAATACCTTTATAAGCCTTTAATGCCTTACCTTTGCCTTTCCTCATCTTGCTAGGTATTAACTCCCAAAACTTATTAAACTTGGACGTATATATACTTCTTATATTTACTTCTTTACTTATATTTGTTCCGCTTTTAGGAGTCGTGGTGTACTCAACGCTGTGTCGTTGCTGGACGAAAAATTGATATTCGTCATAGTTTTCAATGGTTATAAACGTAATGCCCTGTTCCACTCTTGTGTTCAACATTAGACCACTCTTGAATCGTTCAATAACTCTTTTTACCCTACTAATTGGCCATTTAAACTTTGTGGCTAAAAAACGATAACTTGCCATATACTCACCACGTTTTATTTTGGTAACAATATTAGTATTTGGAATCCTAATTGTGTCATCTTTGTAACTTGCACCACAAATTAGCCATATCCACGCTTCCCTTTCAGTAAATGGCTCATCTTTAAACATATTATGCTTAAAAATACCTCTAGCTATTTTAACATAGCCACCATTCATATTTTATTAGACCTATAAGATATCGTACCCATTCAGCTTCTCCCTTGTTTTTTTTAATAATTCTTCCTCTGTTCCATATCTTTTTTCAAACATTAATTTATTGTTATGTATTGAAAATGCTCCTAAATGATGATTGTAGCATAAGGGAATCGTATCAAAATGTGAACTCCTACGACCAATTCCTGTACCTATTGGTCTGATATGATGCACTTGTACTTGTGGACTATCACAAATAATGCAGTTTAAAGAAGCTACTCTTTTAAGATGTGCTATTTCCTTCTGCGTTTTCATCTTTTCTTTCCTTACGATTATACTTATTAATTAAGAAACCAATTTTACATTCAGGAATTTTTAAAGCTAATCTTAATGGCTCTAATCTAAATGTACTAATAGAATTAACTCCTTTTTCATACTTCTGAACTTGTTGAAATGTGACGTTCATCACATTAGCAATATCAGTTTGAGTTAGTTTAATTTGCCTTCTTCTTCTTTTCATTTTTTTACCTAAAAAGATTCTACGTTTTATATCTTCTTCTAGGTAAACATTTCTTGTGCCTTTAGGTCGTCCTAGTTGCTTAAACATTACTTATCTCCTTTCTGTGATTGATAAAAAGCAAAAGTCTTTTTTACTTTTTCTGGTAATAGTTTAAATAAGCGTTTCCAACACTCCTTACAATAAGCGTGGTCGTCCCAAGCAGAACTACCACTACTAAACCATATGAGTTTAGATTGTTCTTTTAAACATCTGCTACAATTCATAGCTAGATATTTATTTTTTGTTACTTTTTTAACCATAATAACGACTGAATACTCTATCAAGTAAAGCAGATAACAATGTTGATCGTTCTCCAGATGAATCTTTGAAATATTTTTTGGCGTTTTCTTTAATTTCAACAACATTATCAACTTGCATATTTGCATAAGAGCATACAGATTTAATTTCATCTTGATTATTAAACCAGCTTTCAGCTTCGTAAATGATTCTGTGCCGAGTTGCCAAGCGGTTGTTAAATTTACTGTCCTCAAAAATACCACAGCAATCGAGTATGGCTCGTTTAATAACTGCTCTCCATAATTTAAGTTCTGGCGATAATTCTGTATTTGATAACAACCTTTATCCATTTTCTGCCCCCTTAAATAAATTACCTTGCTTTCTATCTTCTGGTGTCCACAAAAAATCGTGAAGTCCATAAGTACCACCATATTTACTCTTAATATATAAACTAGGTTTAGTTTGCAAAAGTTTTTTTAGTACATCAGTAGATAATCGCATAGAATCGCTTTTATACTTAACTAATAGACCACCTCTATCTATACCAATCTTTATCCAATTACTTCTTAAACTAGCGTGTCCATTCCATAGTTTTTTAATTGTTACATCAATCATTAAAAACCCCATATATCCTTTCTAGCTTTTAATTTAGTTTCATCGTTCCATTTCCAATCATCTGGATTAGGCGTGATGAGTCTTTTAAAATCATCTTTAGAGTTAGCTAAACTACAAAGATAATTCATATTCTCAATCGCTTGATGAATCAGTAAAGGAATCTTAACATTATCTTCATCTGTTAATTCATATTCCTGTACTTCTTCTTTTGTTTTGAGAACTTTAACATAGAACAGCTTGTTAGGTTTGTTAGTAGCTGTCTTATAAATGTGTTGTGCTATCTTATGACCTGTTGATACGTTGATTTTTTTTGTTGTTTTTAAATCTAATATCAATGGAGAGCCATCAGGTAATTCAAAATCAAAATCAGTATAACCTATAATGTCAATACCTTTATAGTTATAACCTATCTTATTTTGATAACCTGTAATCTTACCAAATTTAGATAAATGTTTAGGTAGTATCTTAATTGCTTTTTCAACAAACTCTTTTTCTTTTAAATATTCTTCTTCAGGTACTTTCATTTCTTTACAAGTTTCAGCAAAGAAATATGTTTGTTCTTCTAGTGCTTTTTCTACTGATACTCCATTTCCTAGAATATGAAATAATGCTTTTTCAATATACTTACCTCTTTCTGCGGCCGCACTACTAGGAAAAGGTAATTTATAAATATAATTAATAACCCATTCTGCTGAATTGGTTATAAATGTATTAATGTTACTTGCTGAAATATGTTTGATTTTATGTTTTCTAAATGCTTCCATTATAATTCCCCCTTTTCTCTTGCGTCTTTAATAAATTTCTTCATCATCTGTTCCTCTACTTTCTTTTTTGTTTCTAAAGATAAACCCATTCTATCTGTTTTAATTCTAGGCAGTTTTTTACGACCGCCTAGAATCTTCTTCTTTTTTTTAAGATAAAATATCATCTAAATTATCTTTTTGCTCTGGCACTTTTTTAGGCATATCAACTACATTTTGCTTTACGCCTAACGCTTCTTTATTACCAGAGAAAATGACTTTTCCTTTTTTTGTCTTATTCTTCCACAGACTTACGCTAGACAACATCATATCTTTATCAGTAGCATAACCATATAAAGATGGTTTATTGTCCCCAGATGTTTTATTTTCATTAACATATAAAACAATCTTATTAGGCCCTTTTGGGCCATAAGACTGGGCAGCAGCTATAACATCAGCTTTATTAAACGCCATTAGTTTATCTCCTTGTCTATTTGCTCGTTCATATCTAAATGTCCAACTTCTGGAGTTATTTCATCTGCTGTTGCAACAACATTTCCAACTGCAAATAAACTTTTTAAACAACGTCCCCAAGCGGCAGTTTGACAACATTCAACTGCTCTAGCTAATTGAACATTTCTTGAAGTATGGTCTTTTCTTCGTTCAGCTAATCCTGAAGAAACGAAGAATCCAGACTTGTGATATAAAGACGCTTCAATTACGACTCGATGTTCGCAATCGTGTTTTATATCTGTTTTAAGCACAAGAGAGTGAGCAAATTTATCTCTCAATACTTTCATTAAAGTTGCGACAGTTAAATATCGCTTACCTTTAATATTTACCCAAGACATACCTTCTTCTTTATCATCAGCTAATATATCTAGGAGTTCCTTTCTTCCTTGATTGATAAACTCACGAATCAAATCATCACGCATACGATCCGCAGTTACATCAATTACTTTTACACTATCAGTCATATTAATTACCCATCGTGTAAGTGTTTAAGACATTATGACCACGACCATTTAAGCAACGTGATAATAATTCTCTATCATACCAAGCGGCATAGAACGCATTAAATTCCTCTTTAATAAGTAATCTACAATGCTGTCTATCTTCTTGGAATGAGTTAGCATCTTTACTTGCTTTTAAATCAGCGATTGGATCATAACTTGCACAGCTAACTAAAAACAAAGTAGAGAATAAAAGTATTATTTTATTCATAACACTATCCTTTCTAGGTGCTGTACTAAATTAAAATGTAAGTGTGGAACTTTAATACAGCACCATTTTATGTTTAAAAAATGTTCCATTTTCACTATCCTTGAGTAACGCAACAAGAATTTCATTTAATCTCCTTATTATTTTCAAAATAATGTTTAGTATTAATATTAGCAACATTATTAATAAAGGGTGCAAAACACATTTTCCTATTAGTGCTATCAAATCTAGTGTAATTAGTTCCTGAAAAACGAGTAAAAAAATATCTTTTTACTATTATTCCATTTTCTTCTTCATCTTCCCAAATTATAATAGCTGTTCCAAATTTTGCTTTAGAGAATCTTGTTTTTTTAACTATTCCATCTACTTTAATAATGTATTTTTGTTTTTCTCCTGTTAAATATTCTCCCTTTTTCATTACTGATTCTCCTTAATGTAATATCCATAAACACATCTAGTTCCACTTCTTGAACAATTATAAGTGTCATTAATAACTCCATCTATTACTGATGTTATATGTTTTGAAACTCTTACAATTAATTTTCCTTGTGGTAATTCATTTTTTCTTAAATGAACTTTACAACCTTGACCAATTTTCATTGTAGGAATCCATTTAAAACCAAGTTTTTTAATATATGAATCATACACATCTTTATAAACTCCATTTCTAGGAGAATCGTCTTTAGGTTTAGCAATTTTAGAATGTTTGGAATTGCTATTTAATCTCCAATTTGTAGTAAGTGTGTAAAGATCATTATAAACTTTTTGATATGGTAATCCTGACGCAATACTTATTGATCTAGTAACGCAATCTCCAGTAGTTCCTTTATAACCTGCTTTTTCTCGACCACCATCGTTATTTAAAAAATCTAAATCAAACCAAGATTCAACACAAAAATCTCCGCCCTTTAATAGTTTTTGTTTTTCTAATTCAAAGTATTTTTTATAAGATAATCTTCTTCCATAATTTCCACCTTTACAATGTAAAGTCGAACATCTTTTACCTTTAATTATTTTTTCCATTACTGATTCTCCTTTATTTTTGGTCTTGCTATTACAGTTACAGGCATACCAATATTAGTTTTACAATCTACATCTTTAATATCTGTAGTGTGTTGTTTAATTGTAGCTTTAACAGTAATTTTATCTCCAACTTTATAGATTTCTCTATCTCTTATTGAATCATTTTCGGTTTTATATTTTTCTACAAATGCTTTAGATGCACCAAAATAAATAAGTTTATTATTATTTTTATCAGTAAATTTATGGCAATAACCACATATAGCACGATCAGAAAATTCAGTATAAATTGGGTAAGTAAATATTTCTGTAATAGTAAGTTCTAAATCTAATTTATCTCCAACATTACCAATATGAGAAAATTTAGAGTATTTATCTTGAATAGTTTTTTTGTGTTTTTCATATTCTAATTTTGCTAAATAATCTTGATGATTTATAATATGTTGATCTTGTTGTTTTGGTATTGAAGTGTATCTTTCCCAAGAATTTCTATACCAAATATTTATAGGAACATCAAAACCAACATAATTTTTAGCTTTAATTTTTGCTTCTTTTAAATCAGTTGATAATTTTGAAATATAAGTTTTACCATCATTTAAAATATAAAAGATTCCTTCTGCACCTTTTGAGATATGATAGCCAGATGGTATATTATCTATAAACATTACTGATTCTCCTTAATATGATTAATATTCCATTCTGCTGGAGAAGAAGCTGTTTTAACAGCATCAGTCTTAACACATATTTGTTTGAATTTATTTTTTCTTAATATTTTATTAATGTATTCTTCAACTTTAGAAAAATCAGCACTATCTTTTCTTCTTAATGTTTTAGTAATATTGCTGTGTGGCATTTCAATACTAATCCACCATATAGCTTGAACACCATAACCACAGTATCTTAAATCATTAGCTTGTTCACATATTCTAATATCTGTATGTTTTTGCTCATATTCCCATTTTGAAGTTTTAGAATTAAATAAAAAACCACGAGTGCTTTTTTTCATATCGTATGTAACTATTCTTTCCATTACTTACCTAACCTTTCTCTTGGTGTTGGTTGTAGTTTCCAATTCTTAATAGCTGTTTCGAATCTTGCTATTTCATTTTCTAAATGAGTTTTATAATCAGACCAAAATTTAGTTAAATATTCTAAAGTTACTTCTTCAGCTTTTAATGTAATTGGAGTCGCAACTTGTTGACCAGTAAAAAGTATTGCTGGTCTAGTATATCTTTCATAAATTGAATGAACTTTTTTAACATTTTCAGAATAATTTTTAGTATCAATTTTTGAAGTTGGATTAAAAAAATCACCCATTTCTTTTTTTTTGTTTCTGTATTCGTATGTTAGTTCATTAGGTAAATTGTTATATTCTTCTTTTGCTACAAAATAATCTTTAATTCTGTTTTTATAAGCATCAACAGTTACTTGCGTTGGTTGTTCTTTAATTACTTCTTTTAAAATTGGTTTTAAAACTTGCTTAACATATTCTATTTTTACTTTAGGAGATTTTTCCCAACAATGAAATCTTGCACCAAAACAAACTCCATTTCTTCCATTACCAAATTTAATAGTAAATCCATGATCTGCAATTACATTTTTAGTTAAATCAAATTTTTGACGTTCGCCCTCCATATCTACTAATTCCCAATGTTGATTACAAATTCCACAAGTTGCTTTATTTTCTTCTGCCGCTTTTTTTAATCTTTCAGCTTCATAATCTTTTTCTAAATCTTTAGGTCTTCTGCCTGATCTTACATTTGGTTTTAAAGATAATAGTTTTTCTTGATCTGCTTTAAGATTTGGAAAATCTATGTAAAGTTGGTTAATATCTAAATCAACAACATACTCTTTAGTTAAAGTAATATATTTTCCAATTCCTTTACTATCTTCATAAGTGTTAAAAGTTGGATAGTGATAAACAAATTTATTATTCCAAATTGAATTTTCTTTTATATGTTTAGGAAGATTATTAGAATAATAAGGATTTTTAGTTTTAGTTGTTTTCTTTAACAAACCTTTAAAGAATTTTCTGTACTTATTAAATTCAGAATTAAAGATATGTTTGCTTTCAATAATGAAATTATAATTAACTAATTCTTCATTAATTAAATCTTTAAGTTCAGCGTATGTGTAAGTTCTATTCATCAAATTTACTTTCCTTTGCTCTTTTTAATTCTTCTTTTAAAATTGTAGATGGAACATATTTAAGCAAAATATTAAAAATTATATCAATACCTTCATGACTTTCGTTACAAGCACTTTGAATTTTTGTAGCTAGTATTCTTCTGTTTTTAGTTTCTGGTATTTCTTTAATCATTACTGATTCTCCTTTTTATCTAATTCTTTTAATTTTGGTCTTAAAAGTTTTGCCGAGTTTGGTATTAAAAACATATCAGCTAATATTCCTTCTTTTGAAAATGCCTCAACTTCCCAAGGTCTTTCTTTATATGGAATTTGTGATGATTCACCTAAATTTTTTCCTTCCCAATTAACAAGAAGTTTATTTACATCTTTATCAAATTTATAAACTAATCTATTTGAAACAGTTTGTTCAACGTGAACTAACTCGTGAGCAAGTGTACTAATCATTTCAGATGTAGATTGATTACTATTTAATTCGATTTTAAATTCTTTTGGAGCATATAATTTTTCATCGTTTTCAACTTGACCTAAAGTCTTTGTTCCTAAAGTTGTTCTTCTAACATTAATTTTTAATTTTAATCTGCTTAACTTTTTAAATGACATTAATTCTTTAGAAATAAATTTAGTTGCTGATATTAGTTTTTCAGCTAATACATTGTCATAAGACAATCTTGGTAAGCTGACTGCGATTTTCATTTTTTCGTTCTTTTTATTTTTAAACATAGCTAAATAATACTTTTTCAACCAGAAAAGTCAATATATTAATAGTTGTATTATTAGCTATATTTTATGCTGTTTTTAGGGGGGTGTGGTATGTGTCGAAATAGAACAAAACGCTAACGTACGTGCTTCTATGACGTTCCTACGTCAATATTTTGCTTGGTTTACCTTTAAGTATCTTTATCTTTTCTTGTAGTGTTTTAATCTCACTATTAGCTTTATCTAAATCTTCTACTGCATATTCGTATTTCTGTGATGTACGTTTTAATGCACTATCTTTCTCTTTGAGTTTAGACTGCATTTCATCAACCTCGTCTTTTAATATACGAATTTGATCTTTATATTCAGTAATGATTTCTTTGTAATCGGCTTTTTCTGCCATAGATTATTTTTTATTGTTGCGAAAAATTTGAGTACCTTTGATACCAAAAATTGAAGCACATACTAAAATCCAGAGATTCGTGAACCAACTGGGTAGTGCTTGAAAATGCTCGAAAAATAAATTGATCTTTTCCATAGCTTCTGGATCGTCTGACCAAACTCCATACGCCAACACTAAAATAGGAAGCGTAAGAATCAAAAGGACAATTTCGTCCTTATAGTCGTTCTGTCTAGCTTCTAATAATTTGCCTTGATATTGTTCTTCTCCACGAGCCATTTTTTCTGCGTGAAGATATTGAGCATCGGCCATACGCATTTTAGTTTCTTGTCTTTTTTTGTAGATATGACTACCTGCACTTACAGCCATTTTGATTGCACTAAACCACATAATTTATCCTATATATATATATTCTTGTAAATTGTTTTCTTCTAAATATTCTGGAACTTTAAAACTTGGACATTCTTTTTTATCATCTACTTGATAATGACCTATAATTTTTTTAATTTCATATTTCTTAATTAGATTCAGTAATAATGCTTTTAACGATACCCATTGTTCATCTGTAAAATTATTAGACCAACCACCATTAGTATCAGAACCCCCAATCATACAAATTGCTATTGATCTATCATTAACTCTAGGTGCGTGTGCACCTTGCATATCTTCAGGTCTTGCTGGTTCAAGGGTACCATTACGAGTTATAATATGATGATAACCTACATCGTCCCAATGATTCTCGCCTACGTGCCATTCTCTTATTTTTTCTACACCTATATCCATTGTTTCTGGAGTAGCTGAACAATGAATAACAATCGTGTCAGTTAATTCTCTTTTAATCATTTTTTAATTACAGTTGTTTTTATCTAAATCAATTGGTTTATCTTTATAAAACCATACATAACTAGATAGCTTTGTACCATCTTGTGTATAAGTGCATTTCTTTCCTACTGAACAAGCACTTACAAAAAATAGTAAAGCTATTAATATAAATAATTTATTCATCAATACCTCTATTTACCATACGTTAATTCTAATGTGTCCATTGTTGTACTTCTAACTTCTTGGATTTTACTATTATATATAGATAAATCAACCACACCCCAAAACCAACCTGTTGTTGAGAGTTTTGCATAACTTTCAACGTGATTCATAGGTAAAGCACAACCTACATTGACAACTCTAACATAATTTGAATCGCCTATTTTGGGACATCGAACATCATTAAATTTATGAGTATGGCCGAACACCACATCAAACAAACTATTCTGTCCAATATTTCTTTCAACATTAACACCACCAAATTCCCTACCCATAATGTTAAAAGGTACGTGAGTGAACCCTACGCCATCAATAAAATGAAACTCCCCATATTCACTCGTTGTCCAACCATACTTTTTTAACGTCCTGAATAATTCTCTTTTACCCATTTGATAATATTCAGGATTATTATTTTCCCACTTCCAAAGTCTGTTTTCGTGGTTTCCCAACGTACAATGTTTAGTAACCTTATAAGTACCTATTCCTTTATTTAATTCAGCTAAAGCAATATTAAAAGAATCTATATCTTTTATAAAAGTACCTTTGTTTTTTCTAGCTTCCATTGTTGCATTATCAATATGCCAACAACAACTATCTAAACTTAAAAAATCTCCAATTTGGACAACGTGATTTGGTTTTGTTTTTTTAATATGTTTTCCTATCCACCGAAAACGATCTTTAGGAATATCAGGTGCATCGTGAGCATCAGGAATAACGCAGACTTTAGTTATTTTCATAATTTATTGCCTACAAAATAGCCAATAGTTACAGCTATAATATATCCTATCCATATTACAACCCTTAAACCACCTTTACCCATATTAGCGTATGCAGACAATTTTTTTTGTTCATCTTTAATAGATGTTAATTCTTTTTTAATATGCGTTAATTCAGTCTTAATTTTCGCTATTTCTATACCATTAATTCTACTTTGATTCGTTTTAGACATCTGATTCCTTCTTTTTTATATATGTTTCAGGAACACAAACAAATTTAGTAAATAAATTATATTGATTAATTTGATCTCTACCTAAATCTCTTATTACTTTTAAAGAGTGAGAATAACCATATACAGTACAGCTATATTGATCTGGAAACTTAACTCTTTCAGTTTTAAGTTGTTTGCAATTTAAAGGAGTTGAAGTTGTTACAGTACAAAGCCACATCATAATAATAAATTTTTCCATAATGATTTTATATATAAACCATTATTAAGATTAAACCTTTTTAGAAATTATCTTGCGTTACAAGGTACTCCTTCTGAATTTACTAAAGGTGCTTCAGCCCATGCCGCATAAATGTATGAATCTCCAGAATTATTAATATCTGTATTTGTACTGCGTATCTTAAATCCATTAGACAAAAGATCCATATAATCAGAAGTTCCTTCTGCATCGGTACGATTTGGATATAATTCATTATTATCTACGTTATACCCAAGTCTTTTATTATCATTTATATTCCAGTTTCCAGTAGAATTAGTTTTTCTGGTAATTACACAGGCTGGTCGAAACCCTGTATAAATAAATGGGCCAGCAGTAGAACTTCCATTGCCTGTGTAGCCACCGAAGGATGAGTATCCCTGTATGCTAGTATGAAGGTAAGCAATCATATCTTCTCCATTTGCATTAACCGATGTAGAATTATCATGTCTAAAATAAACTGATGTAGGTGGAGTATCTTTCCATATTCCAGCATCACCTCTAGCATCAGAGGCGTTAAGTATTAGATAATAATCTTCGGGATCTGCATGACTTTTATGATGGTAAACTGCCCAATAATTTGCATTTTCTAATCGTTTGATTATCATCATGTGAGGAACAGCTCCTAAAGCATGAGCAGTATTAGTTCCATCAGTTCCATTTCCCTCATACTTAATAATCGAAAAACCTGAAGTTGCATTAAAAGAATAAGCTGATGGAGTTATATTTGCACCTGTTGTAGTAATTCCTGATGTCGTTCCA